CCGTTTGGCGCGCTCAGAATACCCATGACATCAAGCGCACCAGCGAACTTGGCGGAACCGTTAGAGCGGTCTATTTCGAATGGATTGCCAAGCCATGCGCCATTGTCCGCATAACGGGAAACGGTCCACTTGGAACCACTGTTGCTGCCGCTTTCACCAGAGTTCAGGAACATCCGCCAGCGTGGCGTTCCACCACGCTTCCATGCGAACATGGACGCATTGTCTGCACTCAATGCCTGCGTATCGTTGATGACGAATTCAGTGCCGGTGCCGCCAGCCGCATTGGTGTTCGCGATGACGCTGCCCGTGACCGTCAGGTCACCAGCCAGTGACATGCCGGTGCCGCTTGTCTGAAGCTTGACGGCTCCATTGTATGGGCTGTTGAAGAATTCAGCGGTGAACCCGGCTGGCGAACCGGCCCCGTTGGTGATGTAGAGCGTCGAGCCTGCGACGGTCTGGAAGACCAGCGACTGACCGGTTCCCTGATCAATGATCTTGTAGCCGCCGGTCCCATAACCGCCTGTCTTCCACGTCACCACCATCTGGCCGTTGGTGGCGTTGTAGGACAGGCCGCTGTTGGTGGTGATGTTACCGTCGCTTTCGAAGGTGAAGGTGGACGTACCCTTGGTGATGGTGAAGGAAGTCGTGGTGTCGCTGAAGGTGTACTTCAGGATGTGCTTGATGTTGCGGAAGTGGTCGTCGCCAAACTGTTTCTGGTCTGATCCCAGAGGCCACGCTTCGTTCAGGCTTGAGAACAGATCGCCGCTTTCGACGCCCATCTACGCAATCCTGATGATCGCCGTCGCTGCTGCCGGTGCCGGGAAGATGATGGTGAAGTCTCCCGCAGAACTGGCTTTGTCGGAGCCGAAGTCCAGAATGACCGCAGTCCTGTTGCCATTGGTGGAGTTGTAGATCATCGCCCCTCTGGCAGTGATGGTGGCGGTTGTCCACGTACTGTCGTTGAAGTCCGTGTAGGCCGTGGTGCCGGAGACGACTGGCGACACATTGGTCAGCGTGTTGCCGCCCGCCGTATAGCCGGTTCCGGAAACCTCATTGCTCGCCGTATAGGTCGTGGTCGAACTGTCCAATGTCGCCGCGCTGGTGTAGAGCGCGATCTTGAAGGAGTTGCCGCCCGCTGTGTTGAAGTTGTGCAACCCCTGCATCAGTTCCTGCTTGAAGGTTGTCGCCACTGCTTGGGTAATCGCCATCTCACCTTTCCTTTCCGGTCAAGAAGTAAGCGCGGTCTGAGGCGATGGCGCGTTTGACCCCATCCAGAACAACCGCATACATGCGTTCCCTGTACTCCATAGCCTGCGCCCTGATCGGCTCCGGTGCCGTGTCCGCGATCTGGATCAGCCGCTCGACAATCCTCTGCGCGAAGAACTCCGCTGGATGCCCGCCATCCATGGTGGTGACCACGGTGACACTGCCAACGCTGGCCCCAGCTTCTTGCCCAATGCTCATGTCGGCATCCTCTGGTCAGGCATCCGGTAGGTATCCTTGCGCTGGCGTCCCTCGACAATCAGCTTGAGATCGGTGATCGCCACTTCGAACTGCTTGCCGTAGGCTTGGATCACATCCTGATCGCCCTTCTCGTAGATGTAGCCATGCATGATGATGCCGAAGATCAGCGCGTTCTCGCCGTTCTCTGACAGCCAGTTGGTATTGTCGGGATCATTGTTGAGGCTGATCGACGGCGGCTTCTTGAAGTAGTGCATCTCGACTTCGTAGTTCTCCCCCGGTGTTGGGGCGAGCAACAGGTCCGTCTCGTTGCGGACAGCGTAGAAGCGCGGCTTTCCTACCTGAGTGGGGTCCGGGTAGGCTTCATTGAGGAACGCTTCGTCCTTGGGCAACAGGTAATCGTAAGTCGGCGTAATAACTGCCAGCGAATACGCGGACACGTAGTCCTCCGGCACCGACAGGAAACGGTCACCGATAACCAGCGTCGAGGTCGCTGTCTCCTTGGTCATCGGAAGCTGCACCTTGCGATAGATATCCTCTTCGGCAAGGCGGGCATGCAGCGGAATGTTGGCGAGAAAGGACGGCTCTTCGTTCTCCAGATACTGTTTGACGACAGCCTGTATCTGACCCCAGTTCATGTAATCCTCACCGTGACCCGCCCGACATCCGTGAGCAGGATGTTGGTTGTCTCGTGACCGACAGGGTTCCAGCCGTACAGCCTGCGGCTCTCTGCCAGTTCCGCTTTATCGGAACGCGAACCCTTGACGGTCTGCTTGTCGGAAGTCTTGACGCCGCGTGTGTCGAGTTGCGGATGGCTCTCGTCGTAGCAGGACTTGCATACCTTCAGCCCGGTCGGGCGACCGAGAAGGTACTCATCTCTCAGATGGGACAGTTTGAAACGCAGGCCGCAGCGGTCACAAATGCCGGGAACCGGCTTCATCGGTTGTAACTCGACATGTCGGGAACCATGAAGAAGGAGGCGCGGTCGCGATCCTCCTCCGCAGCCAGCATGTACTGGCGCTCATACTCCGCTTGCAGCATGGGGATGCGATCCGTTGCGTTCGGAGACTTCATCGCAAGGAAATAGGCCAGTCCCGAAACCAGTGCCGGGAGAAAGCGTGGCGGGATATCCACCGTGTTGGTGTAGTTCCCGGCATCCTGAATGGTGCGAATGCCCCAGCAGATGAAGGTTCCGTCCTCCGTGGGTGTCGGCCAGATGCGCAGCTTCGGCGGATAGGTGCGATGCACATAGTATTGCGACGGGGTGCCGGTTTCATTCTTGTTGGCCATTCCGGCCCACTGTGCCCCACCCAGCCGCGTCATCGTCTGGTCGTTCTGCTCAAGGCCGGTGCCGGTGCGCCATGCTGCATCCAGCAAGTCGATGGTTTCGGCGGGCAGTTCGACCGTATCGTTGCCCATGGTCATCGGCACGCTGAACTGTGTCAGCGTCCACATGTTGAGGCCGCGATTGCCCCATTCACGCATCAGCAAATCGAGTGAGCGGCGGGCAGTCTTTAGGTCATAGCCGCCGCGCACTTCGATCCCCACCATTTCATAGGCTTCTTCAATCAGGTCGATGATGTCCGGATTGAAGGTGGCAACGCCGGATGTGGTCACTTCTTACCCTTTTTGGCCGGGATTTTAGCGCCGCTCCTGCGGGCCTGACTGAGGGATGCGGCGACCGCCTGCTTCTGCGGATAGCCCGCCTTCCTCATTTCCTTGATGTTCTTGCCGATGGTTTCCTTCGACTTGCCCTTTTTCAGAGGCATCGCTTTCTTCCTCCATGGTCATCAGGTTCAGGACCGTGACCCGAACCGCTTTGTCCTGCGGAAAGACGACCGAGTTTCGTCCCTTGTTGACGCTGACAAACGGCACCCGGTAGACGGCGACAATGTAACCCTGTCCCTTCATCGCTTCACGACCGGCTGGCGACGGGAACCAGTCCAAGAGTTGTGAAATGGAGAGGAAGCCGAAGATGCCGCCCTCTTCCTTGAACCGCTCATAGAAGGGGCCACCTTCGTCCTGTGGACCGGTTGGCCTCTTGTCGAGAGGATCGTGACCACTAACCGCATCATAAAGCTGGACGGTGCCGGTCAGCGACCATGGACCCTTGCCGGTGTCACGGTGTTCGATCCGATAGACCCTCAATACATTGCCACCAGTCCGGTTGCCGTCGAGGCGACCTTGATAGCGCGGGGAGAGATCGGCAGCAGCGTGCCAGCCGGAACAGCCGAGAAGGTGACGGTGGTGCCGTCACGGTCGATAGCCACGACTGTTCCGGTGCCGCCAACCCAGATGCCACGGCATCCACCCATGTTGGGTGTGTCGCTCTTCACGACATCCTTGAACGCCTTGACCGGATTAGACCAGAGATCGGCCATCGCTCCCTCCTACGACAGGACGGCGCTGGTATCCACACGCAGCCAGTTGGTGCCGTTGGAGAAGCATGGGCAAGCGCCGGTCGCGGCGTCACTGACATAGATGAGCGCACCGGTATTGGTGGTTGCCGAAGGCACCGATGCCTTGGCATAGATCGGAAGCTTGACGGTTCCGCCAGCTTCCGCAGAAGAGATGTTGCCGATGAAGCCTGCCGTTGAAACGACGGGACCAGAAAATGTGGTGCGTCCCATGGGGTGGTTACCTTTCACAAGAAGGTGGAGGGCGGGGTGAAAGAAAGGGCCGGGGGAGTAACCGGCCCTTCCAATTAGCCGAGAGCGAGGGAGGAGATTACGCTCCCGGCGAGCCGTAAATCGCCAGCGGATCGCTCCAGCCGAAGCTGTAGCGTTCGCGGCTCTTGTAACGGTAGTTCCCGGTATCGAAGTCGGTATCCATGCCGGTCTTCAGTGGCGCTCTGACGAAGTGCTTGAGGCCGTTCGGGATATCGGTGGTCAGGAACCATGCGTCCGGATCGGTCAGGTAATGCATGACGCCGTAGCCTTCGGGAATGGCCCCGTTGGACTTCAGCGCGTTGACATCATTGTCTGCCGTGCCGGGACGCTGCTCCGTCTGCAACAGACGGGTGGCGACGAACTGGTTGCCGGGAGCGATGATCAGCTTCCTTGGCCTTGCGGCGATGAGAAGCCCACGTTCATCGGTCCATGCCGCGATGTCGATCACCGCATTTTCCAGTGCCGTCTCGTTGAGGTCCGTTGCGACCGCAGCGACATTCGAGTTGACGCCACCCGCAACCAGCGGATGGTCGGGAGCCAGCAACGGCTTGCCATCACCACCCGTAAAGTTGGTGTTGAAGCCATTGTTGAGGGTAGCCGCAGCCTTGACCTGTTTGGTGTAGGCCATGGAGCGTGCCAGCGCCTTGGTGTAGCGGGCCGAAAGCTGGTCATAGAGGTTGTCCTCAATGGCCTCCTCGGTGATCGCAAATCCCATGGCGATGGTTTCGTGGGTGTAGCGGGCGGTCCATGCTTCCTGCGCATTGTCATACGCAATGGCGGCACCTTCCATCTTCACCGGAGCAGTTCCGAAACCGGAGAGTTTCTGCTCTTCCTCAAACGAGCGGTCACTGTTTTCGGTCGTGTAGACCATGGTGTGCTCGTTCTCGTACTTCGCGTACTCCAGCCCAAACAGTTTGTTCAGACCGGGCAGCAACTCTTTGAAGAGTTGAGCGCGAGTGATAGCCATTTCTCAACTCCTTTCTTAAGCTGCCGGGTCACGGTTGAGGTGCGTGTTCAGACGGACAATGCAGTCCGTGAACGCATCACCCACCGCACTGCCGGGGCGACGGACAAAATCCACGATCCTGACGGGGAAGGTGGCGGTGGCGGCAATACCAGCGGTCGCCAAAGCAACAGCCGATCTGCCGGTGGTCAGTGAGCCTGCGGTCTGGACAAGGTTGGCGTTCAGACCCAGTTGCGCCTGCGTCACGGGACCGTTGGCCTGTATCTCAAACAGGAGATCAGGGTCGTCATAGACGTAAGCCCATGCGGAGGAGTTGGGTTTGATGACCGTACCAGCGGTCCAGAAGTTCCGATGGAACAGACCCATCGACGTGTCTTCGTACTCGCAGCCCCAGAAGACACCGACCGGCTTGGTGCCGGTAGTGGCTGTTTCTTTTTCAATAAAGCCAGCGACCAGTTTGACGAGATCGCCACAGAAGATCGACGTGGCGTAGCCGCCGCTGATCTTCATCAGACGATCTCCGTGTGACATGTACTGACCGCCCTGCATATTGACGGGCCGCAAGCCATAGGGAGCGGCAACTGCTGCCATCTCTTCTCTCCTATTGGTTTGTGGGGGAGGGTTAAGCGAGGTTACTCGCCAGAGCCGAATGTGGTGCGCGACTTGCGCTCCGGTCTAAGGAGCGGCATGCGCGGGTCATTTTCGCGGAGATAGTTGTTATCTACCGAGGACATCTGGTCTGCGGCGCGCTTCTCGTAATATTTCGTACGGGCGGTCACATTCTCGACGGCTGTCTTGCAAAGCAGCAATCCTCCAACCTCCACCCCATCGGGGAAGCGGCTGTCCCTGTCGGACATGATCTGGAGTTCAGGATGGTCCGCTGCCTTGACCGGCTCCCATCCTTCCCTGATGCGGGACGACACGTTCTTGTTGTCCGGTGTCCCGAAGCTGCTGGTTCTGATCCAGCGGAATGCGTAGCCGGGTTGCGGCAACGGTACAGGAAGCAGTGACGACGGCTTCCAAGATTGCTCTCTCTTCTCTGCCTCACGGGTTTCTTTGTCTCTAAGTGTGCGTGAAGCTTCGGCCATCTCTCTGATCCTGTTCTGCGACAAGCTGTTGTGCGTATTGCTCGACGGTCAATCCAAGTCTGCGAGCAAGACGGGCTTGGCTCTCCGTGATCTGTACTCTGCGCGGAGCGCCGTTTCCGGTGCGCGACACCGCTCCCACCGGGGGAGACGATCTGCGTTCCGGCAGTCCACCGTTGGAACGGTTTGAGCGGAAGCGATCCGGAAAGCGCCGCCGCATCTCCTCGTTCAGCTTGGTGTAATATTCCGGCTGATCGGGCATGATGCCGTCCCGCTCAACCAGTTGCTTGTGATAGCCAAGCGCGTAGCCGGTCATCGCATCATCGCGACCGAACCACGTATTCTTCTCTGCCCATTTCACCGCCGCCGGGTCTGGTTGTGGCTGCTGCGGCTCCGGTGCCGGACGATTGAAGATGCTCTCGTCTTCCTTGCGAAGCTGCATCGGCTGCTGTGCCGCAGCGCGTTCCATCTTGGCGATGGCCGAAGCAATGGCTTCCTGCGCCACCACCATGCCATTGGCGTCACCGGCATCGTGGGCTTCGCGATAGGCGACCTTGGCCTGTTCCAGCATCGACTGAAGACGCCCGCGATGCTCGCCCATCAGGACTTTCTCACCCTGATGGATGAAGTCCTTCATGGCGTTGTTTTCTTGCATCAGCCGTCTGGCAAGGTTGACGGCTTCCTGATTTTCGCGAGCGATCTCGTCGGCGCGGCGACGCTCCGCATGGATGCGGGCGGTCATCTGGGTGATACGCTTCTGGGCACCCTTGGCGTAGCCGCGAACCTCGTCCTCACCGGGAATGTCCGGTTCACCGTCGCGACTGTCGTCGGCTACCCACTTACCCTTGTCTTCCTCCGGTGCATCGTCGCCAATCTCGACTTCGATATCCGGACCTCTGTCCCTGCCCGGTTTGTCCGGGCGAACCAGTTCAGTCGGTTCCGGTGGCGTCCACTTCTCATCGTCTTCTTCGAAGTCGCCCTCTTCGATGAAGTCGTTATCCGTCAATGAGTTCTTCGGCATCACCATGCCCTTTCAACCTTGCGCGGATCATCCACGACCGCTTCCACGGTATCGTCGTTGATGAGCCGGAATTCCTGATCCTCGACTTTCAGTCGGGTGCCGGAATAGGAACGGAAGATCACCCAGTCGCCAATCTTGCACCACGGGCCGTTGGGGAACTTCTTCTCGTCCTGATAGGCATCCTCTCCCATGGAGACGACATAGCCGAAGATCGATGCGACCTCTTCCATTCTGCGCAGTTCATCCGGTCGTATGATGCCGCCTGCGGTTTTCTCCTCGACAGAAGGGATCGCGACGAGGAGTTTGTATCCTTTCGGGTCCGGAATGACCGAACCTTCAACATCCTTGATTTGCGTGGAGTACACGGTTCACCTCAAAAGAAACCCCGCGCCGGTCTTTCGGAACCGGGCGGGGCGAAGAAGGAGAAACTTAAGGCACCGGGCTAAGGTGCCACTCTAAAATACGGCACCCCTTGTCAGAGCGTCAACCTCACTGGTCCTCATCGTCCTCTGAGAATGCTTTCCTGACGATCTCCTTGACGATCATGAAGGTTCCCAGCATGGCGATCTGCTCCCGGTAGGTGGTGTAATCGGGGCAACTTCCATTGAGGATGTTGTGTTCGACCGTCGCCATCTCACGGTCGATCATGGCAAGTATCCGCTCCAGCATCATTTGCCGTTCGCCTTCGGTCTGGCCGCTGCCTTCATCCGGGCCTGCCGCTCCTGACTTTCGCGGTCAAGCTGCCGCTGATGATCCTCGCGGTCGCGCTCCTCCATTTTGTCGGCATGCTCCTGCCCCATCCTCTGCGCTTCCTGCACCGTGGTCGCGATGCTTTCGGAGATTTCCTTGCCAAGCCTGATGCCCTCTTGGCGCTCCTTGCTTTCCAAGTCCTGACCGAAGGTGACAAGGCTGGCCCCGACTTCCATACCTTTCATGCGCTCTTGGCTTTGCAGCTTGGCGTAGTCGAGTTGCTCTTCCTTGGCTTCCTTGGCGGCATCGACCACCATATCCACCGCGTCCTTCTTCTCCTTGTGTTCCTGCGCCTTCTCCTTGACCGCGACTTCCCTCTCGCGCAACTGGAACACAGGATCGGCAGCAATCTGTTCCGCCTGCTTCTGCTTTGCCTGCTGCTCGTGAAGTTCGCGCAGCCGCACCGAAGCGTCCGCCAAGGCTCGCGAAAGCATGCCCTCCACTTCGGGCGGCTGCTGTTCCCCCAGCGGGGGAAGCTGAACGCCCATGATCTGCTGTATCTCACCGTGGTACTGGTGAGCCAGATGTTCGGACAGATGGGCTTCCATTGCACCTTGCATTTTTGCCGCAGAGGGTGACGCCTTCAGCATTTCCAGTATCTTGGGATCGGTGAGGAGGCTGAGATGGACCTGAATATGCGCGGTGTGATCCTGATCAGGGAACACCTTGGTCGGCTGACTGGTCAGCATCGCCATATTTTCCTGCACCGGGTCCATGCGTGGCGGCGGCGTATCCATGGGCAGAATGCGCTCATCGTTCTTGACGCCTATGGCCTGCAATCCCGCCCGATGAAGTTCCTTCATGTTGTAAAGTTCAGGGTTCATTGCCGCCAGTTGCTGGACAGCCTGCGCCTGCATGATGCGGTGCGCCTGCGTTGAGGCATTGGGATCGGATACCGGGACAACATCCACGGTCTTGCCGTCGAAATCCTGACGCCGGTTGAAGGCACCGCTCTCATCCCACGCATACTTTTCGTCCATGTAGTCAAAGATCGACTTGGCGATGAGGCCGAATTCTCTACGTAGGGAAGCATGAAGACGGGCATGCACGGCAGTCATCACCTTCATCGACCGTTCAAGAAGCGCCAATGTGGTGCCGACAGGGGCGCTCATGGTCTGCGCGGTGATCTCGGTGTCGGCAATCGAACCCACCCGCCTGCCTTCCTCGACAAGCATTTGCAGGAGATTGGCCAGCACCGCTGACGGTTCCTTGTACGGCATCGGGAACAGGTTCTGTTGAATGGTCCCGGCAGGGACATCCACGTCCCGCCACTCACCGGGGGCGATAGGGGTGTCGTCGCCCTTGGTTCGTAAGCCCCTTGTCTTCAACCCACCGGGGAGGTTGGACAAGGTTCCGGCGTCAATCAATTGCCTCAAGATGGACGTGGATGCCTTGGCGATTGACCCAAGCAAATGGATCAACCCGATGCCGTAGAAACCCAGTGCAGGCATGTACTGGTAGTGAACGAAATACTGTTCGGCCACGCGCTGGTCGTCCATTTCGTTCCAGTTGCGGTAGACCGACAGAACCTTCCGGCTCTGTTTTTCAATTGTGATGATGTACGGGTCGGCAATCTCGTCCGGATCGGCAAGCACGCCGGGGAGATTGTAATAAGCATGGATTTCCCACAGTACATGGCGGTTATCCACCTGTGTCGCTGGTTCGATGCCGGTGATCTCGTTTTCTTTTTCCTTGCCCTCCGGCGGCGTTTCGACCGCTGGCTTCTCCAGCTTGACCTTCCGGTAGAAGCCTGCCCGCATCAGCTTCTTCACCTGATTGGGTGATCTGTGCATGACATGCGTGTAGCGTTCGGAATTCTCCAGATCGGAGCATCCGTAATCCACGATGAAGTCCTCTGCCGGAACCATGCAGGCGGAAGGCCGCTTCTTCAGCGGGTCGTAGTAGACCTTCTTGAACACCGAGCCTGCGAGAGGGAGACGAAACAGCAGTTGCTCCGTCTCGTTCCGATATTCCTTCATGTTCTCCGTTAGCTGGTAGTTCATCTCCTCCTTGACCCGCTTGGAGGTGGCGATCTTCTCCGGGCTTTCGTCGCCGTAGATTTTGGTCAGCACCGGCCCGTTGGCCGGGAAGATTTCGGTGATGGCGTTCGACTGGAACCTGACGACCGCTTCCGTCATCACCGGATGATAGACGCCACTTGATCCCTTGAAGGGTTCGTTGCGGTCCTCGCCCTTGAAGCCGAGATAGTCGAGGCCGGAGGTATAGGTGTCGATCCAGTCGGCGCGGCTCATGTCGTCCGCCTCAACCAGTTCGAACAGATCGGAAGCGATGGTTTCGAGGTCTTCCTCCTCAAGGAAGTCAGCCAGATTGGCGCGATGCTCCGAACCCTGACCGGGCTGCGGCTCCTCCATCGGCATGTCCTGCGGACGATCCGCCACGTTGTCCGGCACCACATCGACATCAATCGGCGGTGCCGCCCCGTTCATCAGCGGCATCTCGTCATGCAAGGGGATCATGGCAGGGGCGATGGCCATTGTGTTATATCCTCATCTGAGGTGGGCTGGTTGGTTGCAGCCTGCGTGTCACTGGCTCATGACCTTGGAGACACGTCGATTAACCGGAGGGCGGACGCGCCCCAAATTGCCGCTGCAACCACCTCTAGTAATACTCCAGCTTTCTCACGTAGGTTTTTTTGAAGTCCTCATCGTCATCATTCATGGTGCCGATCCAGCCACCGAGACGGAACCGCTGCATCGCCATGGTGACGGTATCGACGTAATCGTCATGCTCTCCGGCGGGGAAGGCGGCACATTCCTCAATCACCTCCTGCGCCCACGACTTCATCTTTGGCGCATAGACCATTTCGGATGCGAAAATATCGGTGACCGAGTTGACGCGGCTGATCTTGTCGTTGGGATTGCCGGTGCCGCCCCTACCCACCACCACGTCCTGTATCGGGATGTTCATCATCCGCATCTCGTAGATCAGCGGATGTCCCGCTCCCCGCGCTTCGATCAGGCAGATGTCCGGCTCCCACTCCTCGTAGTGCTGCTTCGCTCTCCGCTTCAGTTCCGGAAACTCCCACTTGCCCCGGATCGCATCCAGCAGGATCAGCTTGCTCTTCCCGTCGTCTTCTTCGTCTGAGAAAACGCCCCAAGTAGTACAGGCTGAATAGTCGGCTCTGGTCGTGTTTGAGAAGGCGGTGTCCCAAGATTGGATAATGGTGTCGCATTTCGGTGGCTTCGGCTTGTCCCAGTTCTGCCAGTAGTCGCGCTTGATCAGCGCCCCCTCTTCCGAGATCGGGTTCTGCTGGTACTGGGCGTTCCATTTGGACAGCGGGATCGACGCCTTGGTGCGGAGCAGTTCCTCCAGCGACCAGTATTCCGGCCAGATCGGTTTGCCGGAAGGCAGGATGGCGGGTAGCTGGACGATCTCCCACTGATCGGAGTGCTCGTCGGCCATCTGTTTCTTCAGAAGCTGTCCTGTAAGATCGCGGAGCGACCACCGTGTCATGACCACGATGATCGCTCCACCCGGCTGAAGGCGTTGGCGGGGGCCACCTTCATACCAAGACATCACCCTGTCGTAGACTTCAGGGTTGCTCTCACCGATTACGGCATCCTGCTCCGACAGCGGATCGTCTATGATAAAAAGGTCTGAGCCCTTACCGGCTACTGCACCCCCAGTTCCGATTGCAAAGTATTCGCCACCCTTGTTGGTGGACCAGCGGCCAGCCGCCTTGTTGTCCGGTGACAGGCTGACACTGGGAAATAATGCCTGAAAATCATCCCTATCGATGAGTGCCCTCACCTTTCTGCCGAAGCCGACCGCCAACTCTGCCGTGTGGGACGACTGGATGACCCTCTTGTTGGGGAAGCGGCCAAGGAAGAAGGCCGGTAGGTAGACGGAAGCGAACTCGCTCTTGGTGTGCCGGGGCGGCATGTTGATGATGATCCGCTTCTTGCGACCGGCGATCACGTCATCGAACAGTTCAGAGATAATGCGGTGGTGTGACCCCTCAACGAAGTCAGGCCACATGGTTTTGACGAACGGCAGGAAATGGGTCCGCGCATTCAGCTTGGCGCGGGTGCGGGTCAGTTCGTCCAGTAAGTCGAGGACTTCCTTCTGCTTGTCGAGCGGAAGCCCGCTGACCCGAAGCAGCAACTCGTCATAGTTCATGAAATGAAAAGGGCCGCATGAGCGGCCCTTCCATAGGGACGTAGGGGTTTATGGTACGCCTACAGGGTACAGCCCCTTGACGGGGATGGGAAGTGCTAGACGTTCTCGACGTTGGCGTCCTCTTTTTCGATGACCTCCTTGGTCATCGGTTCGCCTTGGCTCACCTCGTCACCGGCACCGACATTCTGCTGCGGCTCGCGCTTGTCGATGAAGACATAGCCGGTGTTGGTGGGAATTTCCTCGTCGGTAAAACCAGCCTGTCTGTACTGGCGTTCGGCATTGCGCCGCTTCTGGAGTGCCGCAACATCCTCCTCGCCGTCATAGGTGCGGGAAATCTGAGCGCCTACATCGTAATATTCGGCATCTGCCGCTTCACGGGCTTCGTTCTCAGCCTGCATCTGTTCATCGACACTGCCGGGTCCGGCTCTGGTCGTGGCCATTTACTTTCCTTTCTTTCCAGACTTCCCTTCGGAAGCCTTATCAACTGCGGAGACGCCCTCGGCATCGGCATCCTTCGGCTCGCCCTGATTGCCCTTACCCGGCTTGTCTTCGGGAGGGCCGCGACCCTCTTCCTCGCCGCCCTCGCCCTTCAGTGCGGCGGCGACCTTTGTCCATAAATCGGCATCGGTCAGCATGTTGCGGCTGTTGACTGTCGGGTTGGCGCTGGCATTGACGAAAAGCTGCGCGACACGCTTGCCAATCTCTTCATTCTGCGGGTTGGCCATTGGTTGGTTCCTCTTCGTTTTCAGGCAGGAAGGTGAAGGTCTTCTGGTCCGTCTGATAGCTGCCCTGCTGCACCCAGACCGGGAATGACCCTGCGACTTCGGCAGTCGATGGCTTGACGGTCGTCCTTAACTGGTCGCTGCTGATGAAGGTCGTTGGTTCAATACCGCCGTTGAAATAGATAATGCTCGTCTCGGTGAATTTGTTGCCATTGACGTTCATTTCCACATCGGCAGAACCAATTCTGGCGCTCGACGGATTGATACTATTAAGCACCGGCTCCTCGCCCGGTTCCGGGTCGGGCGGCAGCGGTGGCTGCGGCGTGTAACCGGGGGGCCATGGCAGGCCATTCTGGAGATAGACGCGGCGCTGGTTGTTGGCCTTGATGATGTTGGCGACATTGGCCTCGCCATCAAAGGTCTGGGTGGTTTCGCCAAAGCGCGGGTCACCCGGCGTTATCGGCGGCATGCTCTCGTTCTCTGCCATTCTCGTCCTCCATGAGGGTGAAAGGAAGCACGGCGGTCACATGGTCGCCGGTCTTGACCTTGACTTCGATGGTCACCGGCTCGCCATGCCACCATGCCGGATCGAAGGGTGCCGACAGCAAGTCCTGACCCAGCATGCCGCTGGCCTGCGGTTCGCCATCGAACAGCACTTGGCTCTGCATGGTGAAGCCCATGCCCCTGACGCCGAGCACGAATGCGCCATCGGTGGTCTTGGCGGTATTCGGTTCCAGCTTGAGCAGTTCCGGTGAAGACAGGGTGGCTGTCATGGCTCCTCCTATTGCAGCTTCGGCATATCGACCCCGGTACTGACACCGATCAGGTCGAGCAGCAACAGCACGACGACAATCGCCACCACAACGATAAGGACGATCTTGACGATCCGTTGCGGCGGTTCAGGGATGAGATTGTCCACAACGTAGACGGCCACGTAATAAAGAATGCCGATGACCAGCAGCCAGACAATCAGGCTGACGAGAGCGCCAATCATGATGCTTTCTCCTCATAGATTGCTGCCCTGACGGCGGCATCCTTGGCTTCCAGCAGCTTACGAAGAGCAACGGTGCGTTCCGGATTGCGCGGCAGGGTTTCCATGATCGTTGCAGCCAGTTTGCCAAACGGCTGCGATACCTCCTGAAGATGCTGTGGCAGATGGTGCCAAGCAAAGAACTGAAGGATCGGTTCGCTCAATGAACCCTCCATAAACGAAGGGGATCGCGGAGGAGCCAACCCCGACACGATCCCCAACCTTCAACCGCCTGAAAGGAGCGGTTGCGGTGAAGCTTACCACGCTCAAGGAGAGGGAGGAAAGCCGGGGCGGACAAACCTCCCCCTCAGTGGCCTCCTGTGAAACTGCTGTTCGGGCACATCACTCAGGCTCGTCCAGTCTATTTATTCTTCCCTTTGGGTCCACCGCCTTTGCCGGGGTTGTCGGGGTCTTTCCCTCCACCGGGCTGGTTCCCGTGTCCCTTGTCTGCGTCTTCAGACCCTGATGGTGGGCCATTGCTTCCGCCATTGTTACCGGGCGGGCCTTGGGGTCCGGTCGGTCCTTGAGGTCCGGCTGGCCCCTGCGGGCCGGGTGGACCCATTCCCCCGGTTCCTCCCTGTCCTCCGCTTGGCCCAGAAGGACCAGCAGGACCAGACCCACCACCACCACTATTGCCGCCAGAACCAGAATTGCCAGAATTTCCACTGTTGCCGCTCTCCTGCGCCGTTGCCTGTTGCTGGCTGTTGTAGACCCTGCATAGCTGGATGGTGTTGACGCCCTTCTGCCTGAGATAGCGGCACTGCTCCTCGGAGAAGAACAGCCCCGGTCGGTGCATGTTGGTGCAGCCGGAAAGCAGCCACAGGATGATCAGCATCCACAGGACGATGCCAATCGGCAGCGCAATTGCTATGCCGCGCACGAAGTGGATGCTCACTCCCGGCGCTTCTTTTGGGTCTTCGTCTGCGGGCATATCCCCCTCGTATCGATACCAACCTGCTTCATGACGCGGCACTGGTCCGCCGTGAATTTCGGCGCATCGGCCTTACTGACCGACATCAGGAAGATCAGGCTTGCCATTGCCGCTATCCAGCATGCGGTCGGCAATGAGTTTGAGGCTTTCGCAATAAGAGGCAACTTCTTCCAGTGTCGGTTCATGCTGGAGAACAACGCTGACGAACCATCTGTCCGCTCCCTGAAAAGCAAAACCCGAAGAGACGCCCCACTGATCCGGCCCTCCCCTTTGTTTGACATGGCGCATGACGCATCCCGATTGCTGATTGGAGAACTCCTCGTACTCGCTCATGAAACGGTTCATCAGTTTCTCATCGTTCAGCACCCGCCAGACGGCATAGGTCGGGATGCCGATGACAACCAAGAGCGCGATGATCAATACGTTCTGAAGGTTCAGCCCCTTGATGATATTGGCGACGTTAGCGATGCGCCCCTCTGGTGGCGGCGGTTGCGGGGGAACGGTCATTCGATCTTCTCAATCAGTCCCTCGCGCACCGCGTCATCGAAGTTCATGTGCCACTCGTAGATGGCTTCCTCACTGATCCGGACCAGCGCCTGCGCCAGCCGGTAGACCTCCTGCTTCTGGTGCGAGACGAACACCACATGGGTTCCCTTGGGAACGAGGATGTCCTTGGTGGTGCGGTACCTGTTGCGGTTGGCGCTCATTGCATCAGCCACCACATCAGGCCGAGGATGGCGATGATGAGTGTGATGTAGATGACGGCCCATTCGGCATCGTGGCGGTTCACGCGATCTGTTCCCCGTTGAGGATGACGGTGACCTTGCCGGTTGTCGTTATTGTCACCACCGGGACATCGGTTGGTGGAACCGGTTCAGGGGAAGGCTCGGTCCACGAGGTTTCGAAGGCTTCAAGGAATTTGACGTGGTAGCCCTTGATCAGATTGCCGATATTGACGCCACCCGACCAAGTGGGAACCTTGGTCTTGTCGCCGTTGACGATCTCCCGCGCCCCGAAGCTGTCGTTCTTGGTGTCGCTGAAATAGCGCGGCAAGTTCTGCACCTTGCCGTTGCCGTCCTTGCGGAACCACCCTTCGTACATGCCGCGCATCAAGACCCTTGCACTGATGGTCGCGTCGAGTGCCCTTTCGGGATGGAGATAGAGATCGTCACCACCTGTAAGGGCAAGCTGTGATGTAGCAAACTTGTAGTTGTCCGCCCACGTAAGCTGGATATCCCCCCTGCCATAATAAAGCAGGCCGGTGGTCGGGTCCGGTTCACCGTAGGGCTGTCCCTTGCCCTTGCCGTACTCTTCGATGGGCCACATGGTGGCGCTGGTTTCGTGGTACGAGGTGGCGAAGCAGTAGGAGATATAACGGAGGTCGGTCTTCGGCGGCACACGTTCCTCGTATGCCCCCATCTTGAAGTTCATCCCGTCCACCTGTTGCTGGGTCATGTGCCCATGAAACAGGCTCTCGCGGACATGGTTAAAGAAGACAGTGCGGTCGAAAGGCATTGAACCCTCCCCGCTCTCTCCACGGGGAGGATTATGCCTTACCGGCGTGAACCCTGAACAGAGGTGCCGCGCGACGTGCCGTGGGCCTTTTCGATCAGCCCCATTGAGGCAAGCGTCTCGATCATTGCCGAAATCGATCCCTTGGAAGAGATGCCCAAACCAATGGCGATCTCCCTGAAGGTCGGGTTATGCCCATGCATCTCCTCGAATTTGTTGATGAAGTCGAGAAACTCCTGTTGCCGCTCTGATGGTCTGGCTGAAGCCATCTCCGTTCTCCTCACCTCCATTGTTCGCGTTTCCATTTGATGCATGCTTGCAGCACCTTGATGTTCTGCTCGTGCTGGCTCCCATAGAGAAGGCCATGGCTGCGGCCATCTCCATGGATCATAACGATCCGCGCGTCGATCTTCGGGTAGACATGGATCGCCTGCCATGGATAGAGGCAACGGATCAGCTTCCGGTATTCCTTAACCAGCGCCGGTATCTCGTCCATCGTCGCTCACATTGAACTCCACGGTTTCCGGCACCCCGTCATCCAGCGTCACCAGTTGGGTGGGAGAAAAGATATGCAGAATGCCGTCGTCGTTCTCGACCACATACCTGATCTGTCCCTTCACCTTCCTGAAGACGGAGACGATGTAGCCCTGAAACACATAGTCGCCCCCGGTCTTGATGACCCGATCCCCAACAACCAACTGCTTCTTCCTACCCATGATTGCCTCTCTGAACTTCACTCGGTATCCCCACGTCCGGCTGGCCACAGCTTGGCCGGAACTCCCGGCCTGTCATCTGACGAATGCGCGTATGCCTGCTCCTCCAGCATGAGGATGGCATCCTCCAGAAAGGCTTTGGTCACGGTGGTCCATCTGCCGATCTGATCCTGATACAAAATCTCTATCGTCTTGCAGCGCATGGTCTGGTCATGCGTACCGCGCAACGCCTTCAGCTTTTCGATCTTCTCTCTTGCGTTCATCTCCCTCTCCGTTTCATCCCGTCAATCACCATCCATACCCCGATCCCTTGCAGGATGAGGATTATAATCCCAAGCACCATTTCTTTACCCCTATATAGGACGGAAATCGTCCGGCTGACAGGGTAGCCCCGGTGCCGGAATGGATCAACCGGAACGGTTTATAAATGCGCCGCTTTTCTGAGGAGAAGATTTATCTTCGCCTGCCAGCCCATGCCGCTTTTGCGGAAATGTTCGAGGATATCGTTATCCAGCCAGATTGTGACGCGGCTCTTGCGAGATGAGTGGAAGCGTCTGTCGGCCTTTGCAGGATTTTTCGGAATATCGACGTTTTCGACTTTATTTTGCACAGGCTCCGGCAAATCCGTTTCCTCTTCCCATGGCTGCTTTTCGATCTGCCGAATTTCCGATTTTTTTTGCAGAAAAATTTTTGGTTGGTATTGCCTCGACAGGCTCATGTTATTTCCCTCCGGAATTGCTGTACATACGTACTGTACGTACAGGATGTATATACATACTGTATGATACAGGACGGACAGTACGTACTGTATCAGACTGTACGGGATTTGTGAAATTTTGGATCGGGTGTCCGGGTTAGTATGTATCGCGTGACGCACACGCGCCTGCACGCGCGGGGGCTACGTATGGGTGGGGGGTAGTACCCCCCACCATGCGCACATACTACATGTGGGGTCCATGCCCTACGACCCTGTGTCCTGATTATCCAATGAAATCAATGGGTTAGTGTACATCTAAGTGATTGTAGTGATAGCGAACTGCACTCGAAGAGTGCACAGATTACAGTGTCACCCCATTGTTGTTGTCTCATTCTCTCTCTTACATCTTGATGTAAGAGAACCAGTGCTATCCCCTTATCCCCTCCTCTCACCATGTACCCTCAGTACCCTTAAGGGACTGAGGTGTGTGTGGTGATTGGCCTTCCATTGTCTTGGTGCCGACAGTCATCTCGCTACTCGACATCTTCGATGTCTCCGTTGCTCTTTCCGGGCGAAACCTCTTGGGCATCAGGAAGAACCCTTGGTTCTGGATGTGAAACATGTTCGATGGTTTCATGCCGAAAGAGTTCGCGAAGTTTGCTTCGCAATTCCAGTTCCACTTCCTCCGGCCTTCTCTCCGTCCTGTCTTCGACAGAGCGAACCTCTCGAAACATCGAAACCAGATCGATTTTGCCTAAGGCAATCAATGCGGCGATCCGTTCCGATGGCTTCGCGTCTTCTCTCCGGCTTTCTTTCATCAAGCCGGAGAACACGTGCCGACGAATGGCCACGGCATCCCGATGCATAGCCTTCTCCTGCTCCGTAAGGAGCATTTCCACCCTATGTTTGATCTTGTCCTGCTTCATCAGCTTGGATGCCGAGACATTGACCGTCGATGACTTACCGCCCGCACTGTAAGTAGCGCGGTAAGCTGCCGAGAGCGTCTCTCCCCGAGCCACCAATTGCGCGAAAGCTTCCTGCCTTGGTGTGAGATCGGAGGCCAGTCTGGTCGGCAAACCAAGGCTTTGTCGTAAACTGTTTTGCGGCATAACGGTCACCGTGTCCTAAACCCTATGGGGGTTTAGAAATTCTAGTCAGAACCCCGATGATTTGCCAAGTGGTCCGGCTCCAATACCCAAGGGGATTGGAGCGTCTGCGGGGGCGCATCATGCCCGCATCATGACGCGAGTTTTCTTCACGCCTGTTTCCCTACGCATTATGCGCAGGAGAAATCGCGCATGGAAAAAGGCTTGCCATTTGTCGTCCGGTTTGGGATTGTTTGGGGGTCGAAAGCAGGATTGCTCCGACAGCGGAAAGCCGGATGGCTCCCGCCAAAAAGCATCTCTCCGGAGAAACCGGGGGCCGCAAGCACCGCTGTGAAGCGAAGCTTGGTGAAGGCAGAACAAATCCGGACAGTTTTGCGGCGATCATGGATAACGAAGTGATCGAAAGTCAGCGAAGCTGGTCGTGGCAAAGAGCAATCTTGTGATGCTTTGCCGCCCACACTCCTCCTCACGATTGCTGCGGGATCAAGCTGCAAACTCAGCAAAAGCTGAAAGGCGAAGCTTGGTCCTTCAACAATCCTGAAAGGATTACGTTATGACGAAAACTGCCAAAACCGTTGCCAAGTCGGAAGTCTCCTCCCGTGAGGAGCTGCTCGCCAGCGTCTCACAGTTTGAATTTCAAACTTGTGAGATCGTCGGCGGACGGAATTTCCCCATTGGGGAGAAATTCGACTGCATCAAGGTCGGGGTTTCCGGCTACGGCAAGCCCTACACGGTCATCTCCGTCAACGGAGAAGACCGGTTCTGCGATCCGAAGAACCTCAAGGTTCTTAAGCCGATGACCGAAGCCAAGATCGCCGCCGCTAAAGCGGCGCTGGAAGAGGCAAAAGAGGCAACCCTGATCGTCGGCGGAACCATCAAGAATGAGAGTGAGAAAGCAGTTCTCATCTCTCATCATGGCTGGTTCAAGCCGAAGTGGTTTCCCAAGTCTCTGGTCACCAAGATTGGTGACCATGAAGACGGCGAGCAGAACCTCTATGAGGTTCCTCGTTGGAAAATCCATGCCGATCATGGTCCGGCTGGCGTGAAGGCTCTCGCGGCACTCCAAGATGGCTATGAAGCCATGTTGGAGCCGGAAGAAAAGCCGGAACCCAAGGTCGTCGTCCGTACCGGTAAGTATACCGGTAAGGTCAAGAAGTGATCTCTGAAAAATCGCATGACCTCCCCTCCGAAAGGAGGGGAGAGCGGGCGATTTTGCCCTGAATGAGGAGCCAACAAAATGCCATTTGATCCCAATGATCTCGCTGAAATGCTCTTGGTAAAAGAGCACTTCATCGATGAGCGAAACTTCGCCATGTCGATGCGGGATTGGCCGAAAGTTTCTGTCATCCGACAGAAACTCAAGCACGTTGAAAACCGGATTGCTTCGATCCGGTTTCAGCAAAAGACCGCCTGAGAAATTGCATGGGATGGGGTCCACTGGACCCCATTACGGGCAATTTCGCCCTTTTGAGGAGCCAAAATGCAAGTTCTCACGAAAGCACAGAAACTCGCTTTGAAGCGAGTTTTTGATCGGACGCCTCTTTTCGTCCTTTGGGACGGAAAGTGCTTCATGCCGACTTCCACCGAAGGGTGGAATGCTCACAAGAGACTGGATCAACCGACAATGACCTACCGGTCATTTCGGTACACCGCAGTCACCAGCTTTGGGACGTTAATCGTCCCATGGTGTGGAATGTGGCTGGCCATCGAAACCGATGGCTACACCCACTCTTAGAGATCGCATGATATCTCCTCCGACTTGTCGGAGGGGATAGCGGGCAATCTCGCCCTATTGAGGAGCCAAAAATGGTTGGAATGCTGAACATCGGTACAGTGTCCCATGGGACACTGCGTCCGCAAGATTTGCTCCGTAGGTTTTCCCAAACCTACGAGCAATACTTCAGCGATGAAACGGATTACAATCCGTTTCTTTACATGGCAGCTAACTTGTTAGCTGCCACTCTGGATGATCTCGAAGGAGATCATGTTGCCGACCACATCTATGAGCATGTCGATTATACAATCGACAAGCTTATAGAGAAGCTGGAAGGCTTGGCTTCCCGTCATAACTGTTACTTCGGAACCACCGAAGGTGACGGTTCGGATTTCGGCTTCTGGCCGAATGAAGGCGGCGAAGCTTAGGAATTGCATGACTTCCCCACTGAGAAATCAGTGGGGAATGCGGGCAATTCCGCCCTGAATTGAGGAGCCAAGATGACTGAAAGAGCACAACTTTTCGCCCAGAGACTTCGTGATCTGGACGAATGCATTGCTGAAAGCAAGGCATCGGAACACTACGATCCGAAAAACGACTACTGGACCCATCTCAAAGAGATGGAAATTCAGGCTTTCGCCAAAGGCGATGGTGTCGTTTGGCGGGTCAATGACCGGCCTTACATCGTCTTCGATACCATCGATAGCCGATGGTATTCCTGAGAAATTGCATGGGATGCCCTCTCTCAGAGAGGGCATTACGGGCAATTTCGCCCTTTGAGGAGCCAAACATGATCCTGCTTTGGATATCGACATATATGTCGATCTTCACGATGGGAATTCTTGCCATCATTGTGGGGACTTCCCCACAATTCGGTTGGCCGGAATATTCCGCCACCATTCTTGCGATACTTTTCGGTATCGGCGCAGCAACGACGTTGCTGGAAATTGGTCGGAGGGAACGTCGATGATCTACATTCTTGTTCCAGTGATAGCTTTGCTATCGTGGTACATCGTTTATCTCGAAACAACGAAAGGAGATCGCAAATGAAATGTCTCCACTTCGTTGGTTTCACCAACGAAGAACAAATCAGGAAGGCTTCCCGAATATTCGGGGAGCCTCATTTCATACATCCCAAATGGGATGTCAGAGCCGAGCAAGAATTGGATGTAGACGATGTAATCGTCTACGCCAATGGAACACCGAGGAGAGCGGAAGAACGTGAGTTCTTCCTGAGTGTGGGCGGCAAGCAAGGGGGTGGGCGCATGATGCGCCTGCCCCCTTTTTTTTGCTCAAAATTCAGCTACTATCGCAGACATGCGCTACATACCCGGATACGAAGAACGCTATAGAATAGATCAAAACGGCAATGTTTTCTGTAATCATAAGAATAGATTTCTGAAACCAACCCTGCACCCTTCAGGGTATCTATTTGTGTCTCTAGCAAAAGGGACAAAAAATTATCCATTGCGAAAGCAATACAAGATCAATTACTTAGTCGCACTTACTTATATCGGACCAAGGCCAAAGGGCTTGGTCTGTTGCCACAATGATGGGAACAAACTCAACAATCACCTCTCGAATATCAGATGGGACACCCAAAAATCGAACATCCACGATGCAATCGTGGCCGGTACGTTTACCGGGCGACCACGTAAGCACTAGTTTTTTCGCGCACGCGCGTGGGGGGGCAGCAGACACGCGATCCCGGTACTTAATCGTCCGGTCCCAAAAAAGCGATTTTCCAAAAGACCAGCTAAATCTTTGATCTGAAAGAATGTCGTGGACACACTAGAGGGGTGGCAAAATTCAAGAGGTATTTTTGCCCCCCTCTCAAATGTCAAATCCTACCCATACCCCCCATAGGTAGGAAAAAACTGGCGAAATGCCTGTCAAAGCGTTGATCTTAAAGATGCGGACGCTGTGGACGGTTCAATCCGTACACATTCTGGCTGGCCAAAAAGCAGAAAGGCTCTCGCAACATTGGCCGAAGCCAGTCACGGAGCCTTTCGCTACTGGCGTTTCAACTCACCCCTCACAGGGTTTCGCTTACTTTGTCAGCTAAGTGGTTATAGGGCGCATGATGCCAATTGGCAATGCCAAAATAGCAGACATGCGATCCCTTTAGCACGGTCTTGTAAAGACACATGTTTGGCTGTCCCATAACGTAAGAATGTTTGCGTTTAACCAATTACCAAAAGTGGTAGTAACTTATTGATATCATTGATGATATTAACGAAAACCTTATCACACGCAAGAATGTTTAAGTTATGGGACGAACAAACATGTTTCCTTACGCGCCCGTACTAACGTTCATCCCTTGATATCTGAGTGAAATCCGGTGGCAAAAATCGTCCGGTGCCGGTAAGGTTTTGGTTCGATCAGGGAGACGCACATTTATGTCAAACAAGCATGCACCAGACCCGTTGGTCTATCTGCCGCCAGAAGACGCAGAACGCTTCATGATCCTTATCATGACGCATCTGGTCGATTGGCCGCTCAAAACCGCTGAAAGTTTCAGAAATGCAGTTCTGGGAAACGGTGCCATTGCCGTCAATCCCCTGCTTGGCATCGAAAACGACAACGATGTCAGCTTCCTCAAATCATCCCTTAAGAAGGTGATTGCCGAAGGCCGAATGATCGATTTCGGCTTCATTCCCAATGAACTCTACAAGACTGAAAGTCTGCGCTCCCGTCGCATGTTTGAAAGCGGCGATTTCCAGCATCCCTACGACACTTGGCTGGGCATCGCATCGTGGGAAGGCGGTTCATGCGGCTACTATTTCACACCGCATCCCGCTGACCCAAGCATGATCCTGTGCATCGAACTCTATGGGGTATCGGTGCCGCAAGTCGGTGACGCCATCCTCATCTACGATATCATTTCCATAGAAGTGAAAGGCATCGGCCAAACGCTGGTCCATCCGGCACCGATGAAGCATGTCCAAGGATACAGCACCTATTTTGGCCAGACTGAGGAAGAGGCTGGAGCGGCACGTGGCGCAAATACGCTGGACCCAATGGTCACCATGCTTCGTATCTTGGCTGATGCATCGATCCCAATTGTGGATCGACCGGCACCGGTCAAGCTGAACAAACACAGAGTGAAGAAAGGGCTGTGGGAAATCCCTGCCCATACCGCTGTTCTGACCAAAGATTACGTCACCGCTTTTAGAGCCGCACAGGCTGGCATGCATGAAAAAGGTACGCATGCATCACCCGTGGCGCATTGGCGTAGAGCACATAAGAGAACGTTGGCCGATGGACGCATTGTCCCAGTTCGCTCGTCCAAGGTGAATTGGAGGGAGACGGAGGAACTGCACCGTCTGTTCTACCGAGTACCGGAAAAGAAGTGATGTACGGTACAGACATCGAGAAATGCATCGCTTGCGGTGACAATTCGGACGTGATCGACAGCCGTCCGGTCCCGGCAACAGGTTTCAGAAGAAGACGGCGGCAATGTCCGCATTGCAAGCGCCGCTGGAGCACCTTCGAAGTGTCGGAAGAAACCTACAGGGTAATCCTTGCAACCGAGAAGCTTGAGCAACTGGCAGACACGCTGGAGGAACAGGCCAAATCACTAAGGCAACTGACTAAAGGAGAAACCGAATGAGAAAGAACGAAAAGACAGCCTTGACGCCTGATGAGGTGTTGCGTGTAGCCTATGCAGACATCATTAGAGATATCGATCAGGACGATCTCGCCGCCCTGCTCAACGTGAATTCGGGGCGCGTGGCCGAGGCTGTCATCGCCATACGTTGGGCCATGCATAACCACAAGCTGATCTACAGGCACATCCAGAAACAGAAGAACGGCAGAAAGAAACTGGCAGTCGCGGAGGTCGTTGAAAACGGGCAGGGCACAATGAAATTCATAGAGGATGGCGACGGTCTGAGAATAACACATGGGTAGCAGGATTGGGCGAGGGAAAAAGGTCAAAATGAAAGACCGCATCAAATGCAGGCTGATGGATGAAATCCTGAAAGGTAACAATATCTACATTGCCGAGACGGTACTTAGTGAGAAGTCCTTCCTTCTGTATGCCAACAATGACCAGCACACCGAGCCTTGTGACGATCTGTTTATGTGGAAGGGCTATGCCATGCCATTGGTGTCGCAGCCCGTTACGCTCAAGGATGCCTTGGCGATAGTCGATACACACTGGGACAGCAGGATAAAGATAAATGACATGGCGTGATCATGGCATACACGCAAGGCTGCACAAGAACCTCACCGAACTGCTGAAGCGCGGTGAAGTGAACATCACGCTGACCTGTGTTCATATCAACCAGCCTGTCGAGGATGAACGCTTCCACGAGGGCATCTGGCAGTATCTGGCGCATGCTGGCGCTTTCGTGACCGGTCAGACTGACAGCGATGAAGCGTCACAGTGTTTCGGGTGCGAGAAAGACTGGACATGGAAACGTGTCATCCGTGGGTTTGTGCTCATGGAGTTTATCGATGTAAATGGTCAGAGCGCGATGGGTACGGTCACCGGATTGTGCCCTATATGTTGGGGTAATGAGCAGAGACTGTTGAAGGCATTCGAGCGTGATTTCGGCATCAAGCCGGATCAGATACGACGGGTGCATCACGAAGGGGGGCACGCCTGATGATGAAATTCATGACGAACAGTGAAGCTAGATGCATCGTTGAGGATATGGGCGACCGTATCCTCACCACGGAACAGGTTCTGGAGATACTCCCGGTCAGCAAATCAACGCTGTGGAGACTGGAGAAACAGGGCATTTTCCCAAGGCACTTCAAGGTCGGTTCCCGCAAGAACGGTTGGCTGGAAAGCGATGTCCAAAGCTGGATCGATAATGTCCAAGAGGGCAACATCACCGTCAAATGAGGAACCTCAATCTGCTGAACGCCTACCGCTGTATCGGACCAGATATCATCAAATATTTCGGCAGCACAGGAGATCACACATGTGGGTTCTTCGTGGTGCCGTCGCCCATCGACAAGGGCGAGATGAAGGTCATGGCATCGTCAGACTACGATTGGGACCATGTTTCGGTATCGCGTCCCAATCGATGCCCAAACTGGACAGAAATGGAACATGTCCGACATCTGTTCTTCAAGGATGACGAAACTGTCATGCAACTGCATGTGCCAGTGGTTGACCACATTTCGGTACACCCGAACTGTCTCCACATGTGGCGACCGCAAAAGCAGGAAATACCAAGACCACCTTCGATCTTGGTGGCTTAGGGGTAGATATGGCAAAGGGTAGGCCGCTCCGCTTCATATCGGGGAACTACATTGATCGCGTCAACGATGCGGTGTTTGTCGAAATAGGCGAAACCACCGTCTATTTCGCTGACCGCAAGGTGATCGCGATGTACGCCCACGATGCGCTTTATCGCGTCAATGCGCTCGACAGCGGCATCATGTACAAACGTGTGCGGAGCGCCATGCTGCGACACAAGCCACGCAAGGTGCATGAGATGAAGCGTGAAGACCTGAATGCAATGGTCGAGGCTGCGATCATGACCATGGCGTCCAAGCTGGTGGATGAAAAGCTGGGGCTGGAAACCGCATGAGCGAGATCACTTTTGCCTGTGAGCCGGTGGTGTTTGGGTCCATTGCCGAACCGGTCCCGGCCAAGAAGATCATCGAAGACTGGTTCCGCAAGCTGCCGATGGACCTTCCGGAATACAACATCCTTGAGAACTTCGGCAGGACGGTCAAAGCCTGCCCGCCCTTCTTGGATGCCATGACGCTGGGCTACATGTTTCTGGTGCCCGCCGACTTCAAGATAGAGATCACCGGCAACGGCACCCACTTCAACGCCTATTGGCGCTATCCGGAACCCTATATCGACGGGCATCCACCGAGTTCCATCACCGGACATCCCAAGCATGGCAAGATCATCGTCAAGGTGTTCACCATGTGGGGCATCAAGACCAAGCCGGGATGGTCCACGCTGATCTTCCCGCCAATCAATCGTGCCGAACTGCCTCTAGAGGCAATGGCCGGAGTGCTGGACAGCGACCGGATGCACGATGTCCTGACCATTCCATGCTTCTGTAATCTTCCCGATGGTCTGCATTTCATTCGCAAGGGCACGCCGCTGGCACAGGTGCTGCCTTTCAAGCGGGAGGAACTGAGTATGGTGGCACGGGGAGAGACACCGGAAGAAAAGCTTCTGCGGGAGAACCACAGGCGTCTGATGATGTCCGAGGTCGGCTCCTACCAGCGCAAAATCCGGCATAAAGGCTACGACGACAAAGACGTGGGGCATGATTGAGTATTCGAGCACACCGGAATTCTTTTTCCACGACGAGATGGGCAACGATATCACCTCCGTCTCAGTCGGAGAGGTGTGGCTGTACTTCTACAAGCAGACACTGATCGGCGTGCGTGACATGCGCAACAACAGGGCTGTGTTCCTGCGCGTCACGAAAATCCCCAAACCGGATGGCTATTCGCACCGGCACGAAATCACCTACGACATTGTGCTACGGGCGACCAAGGAACCCTACCACAATCAGGAAACTCCGAAATATCTGCACGCGGAGGAACTGACTGCCTTGGCTATCGCGTGGGTGGCTGAAGGCTTGACCAAACACGTCGATCTGGCGCTGCACGCTTAACCTTCTTCCTTAGATGCTTCCACAAAATCGGTTTGGTGGGATTGACAGCCCAGCCGAACCGGATATGATTTGGGCCGGACGACAAAAAACCGGTCCGACTATAAAGAAACGTTTCAGGAGAAACAAATGAAAATTTCCGACGCCAAGACCCTGCTTACCACCATTCTCAAGTACAACATCGACCAACATCTGGCCGGTGTTTCGCATAAGCACTTCATTATTCCTTGCTTCATCGGTGATCCCGGTGTCGGCAAGACTTCCATTCCCAATCAGGTTGCCGCCGAAGAGGGCGTTCCTCTTCACACCACCATCATCGCTCAGTATGACGCTGGCGAAATGGGTGGCTTCGGCATTCCCACAGACGTGGTTTTCGAAGAGGAAGACGACGAGGGAAAAATCCGCCGCTACACTGAGAAGCGTGTGATCCGGGCACGCCCCGATTATCTGCCTGATCCACGTACTCCGGAAGGCGTTGTCGGTATCTGGAACCTTGACGAACTGATGCAGGCGTTTCTGGCCAACCAGAACATTTGCAGCCAGATCGTCAACGAGTACCGGGTTGGCGAACATCCGATTTCTCACGGCATCACCATCTGCTGCACCGGCAACAAGCCTGAGAACAAGGCCGGTACGACCACCATGCCGATGCACTTGAGGGACCGTCTGATGTTCATCAACATCGAAGCGGACCACAAGGACTTCAATGACTACGCCAACCAGCGCGGTCTGCATCGTTGGGTCCGTGCCTTTGTCCAGAAGAACCCGGCGTTCCTTCACAAGTTCGAAGTCGGCGTCAACGCTTTCCCGTCACCACGTTCTTGGGAGCGGACTTCGGAACTCCTGAAGATGGGCCATGCGCCGCACATCCTGACCGAGTGTCTGTATGGCCAGATTGGTGAGGGTATGGCTTCGCAGTTCCTTGCATGGGTCAAGGTCGAAGACCGGTTGCCGAGTGCCGAGGATGTTGTGAAAGACCCTGAAGGTGTGCCGGTCTTCGGGGATCGCGATGCCGACGTGAACTACATGCTGATGGCGAACCTTGTTGAGGTGGCGGACAAGAAGAACCTTGGGCAGATCATCAAGTACCTGAAGCGCATGCCCAACAAGGAATTCGTCGCCATGTGGGCCAAGGATGTCCAGCAGCGGCATCCGGAAGTCAACGACCTGAAGGAGATGACAGAGTTTAAGCTGTCCACGTTGACAAAAATCCTCATCTGATACTGCGGTTTCCGGTCCTGTTTCGGCGGGACCGGTTTCCGGAATATCAACGAAGGGTAGCAAGAAGTTAGGAGAAACAAATGGCTAATCTTTCACATCGGGCCGTCATGGTGGTCCTCAATCAACGTGCATGGAAGGGCAAGGCGGTGGACCGTGAGGTTGCTGCACAAGCCGAAATAAACGCCAACGCAGAACAGGGCACGATGACTGTCATCAAACAGTTGACGCCGAAGTACCTGATCCAGCCGATTACCAACATCATGCAGGAAGGGCGGGCGGCGCATTACAAGAAGACCCTTCCCGGTCTGTTCCGTGGTCAAGCTATCCTGCCGACGAAGATGTTCGAGGATTACATGGTCGAGCAGCAGGAGTACGGCGACCAGTTCTTCAGTGCCGTCGATAAGTTCATCGGCATCTATCCGGATATCCGCGAAGCAGCGAAAGGCAAGCTGGGCACGTCCTATAAGGAAAGCGATTTCCCGACAGCCGATGCCATCCGCTCGTACTTCGACTACAAAGTGACGCCGGGACCGATCCCTGAAGCGACTGACTTCCGCCTTGAGGGGGTCAGTGCCGAGAACACCGCTGTCTTCAGCAGCGAGGTTCAGGATAGCGTCAAGCAACTCTATGCCGACGCCACCAAGACCATGTTCGACAGGGCGCGAGCCTATCTGGAGAACTTCTACCGGCAGGCTAAGAACTACAACGTCAAGGCACCGGGGGCCATGCTGCGGGACGCCACCATCGATCAGATGAATGCGTTTGCCGAGATGGTCTGCGACATGAATATCACTGGTGATCCTCTGCTGGAACAGGTTGGCAAGGAACTCCTCAAGGACTTCGTTGACCTGTCGGGCAAGGAACTCCGCAAGTCCGCCGAGATGCGCACCGAGATTGCCGACAAGGCCAAGCGCATTCTCGACAAAATGACCCCGGTCAAGCGTATCGCTGCCTAAACTCTGTGAGGGGGAGCGATCCTCCCCCTTACACCTTCACTCTGAGCCGGACGATTTCCGGCATATTGACCGGAGCCGCTGGCGGCGGTATGGTCGGACGATAAAAATCAAGCCCTACAGGAGAAACTCAGCATGTCATTGATCACAGATGGTGAAGAGAAAATCACCAAGGCAAAGACCAAGCTGGTGCTCAAGCACCCGTTCTTCTCAATCGTCGCGCTTGGCCTTCTCTACAGGAACGCGACCGAAGACCACATGCCAGAGATCAATACGATGGCCACGGATGGCCGTCATATCTGGTGGGACGAAGAGTTCACGGACAAGCTGACTGTCGCTGAGACGGTCGGCGTGATTTGTCACGAGGTTCTGCACGTTGTCTTCATGCACTGCCTTCGGCGCGGTGCCCGTGACCCATTGATCTGGAACATCGCTTGTGATTACGCGATCAATCACATCGTTCTGGATGCCGGTCTGACCTTGCCATCCGACGCATTGTTTGAGCCGAAGTACAAGGATTGGTTGGTCGATGCGATCTATGATGACCTGATCAAAAACCGTCCGGATTTGCCGAAGCGTATCACTCTGGGACGCCCATGCCCCGATGGCGATGATGGCGAAGGCAACGGCAAGCTTCCCCCGCAACCGGGTAAGGGAGACAAGGGCAAGGATGGCAAGACGCCTCTGTGGGGCACCGTCATGGAGCCGCGCAACGATGACGGCACGCCGATGAGCGATGCCGAGAAGCGCGAACTGGAAGAGGAGATCAAGATCAAGGTGGTGCAGGCCGCTGAAGCAGCCAAGTCAATCGGCAAGCTGCCGGTCGCTCTTGAAGGTCTGGTCAAGGCTGTCGGCAAGCCGACTGTCGATTGGAAGGCGTACATCCAGCAATGGGTGAGCGGCAAGGTGCCGGACGATTACACTTGGAAGCGCCCGAACAAGAAGATGCTGGGCCTCTACGGTCTGGTCACTCCGTCCATGCAGTTGAACGGCTGCGGCACTGGCGTCATCTCCATCGACACATCCGGTTCCGTGAGCAACGAGGAACTGGTGAAGTACATCACCGAGATCGCTGGCGTCGTGGAAATCTGCAACCCGGACAAGCTGTACATCATGCAGCATGACACTCACGTCCACCGTGTCGATGAGTGGGAACAGGGCGATACCTTCGACCACCTGAAGATCACTCACCGTGGCGGCACATGCATCCGTCCGTCATTCGAGAAGGTCAATACCTTCGATGAACAGATCGACTGGATGATCTGCTTCACTGACATGGGGATCAATGACTTCCCGTCCGTGAAAGAGGCACCGGATTTCCCGGTTCTGTGGGCGGCGACGGGTCCGGACATTGCTCCCTTCGGTACCTATCTCTCGCTTCGTGATCCGATCAGCGCGGTGTCGTGATGATGGATCGTGAGAGGGCAGTCCTGACCTTCAAGGATATCAGGACACTCAAGCGGATGATGTCGGCGTATAGCGCCGACATCAAAGACGTAAGGCGCGGCAAATCGTGGAACGTCGAGCACGAGATCAGGGGGCTCTGTGAGCGCATGAAGCTGATGCGCAAGGGACAGCGGGACCGCTCCGCTGATCCTTTGCAAGTCAAGAAAAGCTTCGCTCTCAATGCCGAGAAGGATATCAAGAGATGCCTGACGGACATATGTAGCAAGCGCAAGTTCAACGAAACAATTATCGTAGGAGGAAAAGACACAGGAACATGTGAATACAAGGAGGGGATTAACCGATACTCCAAGCCTACAGTAACGCTGTGCGTAGGGCATATGTGGTATCGCAATGTCTTCAAGAACATCTACGACCACAATCGGCTGGTCCAGAATGATTACATCATCCTGTCAGCCGTCGAGTACCGGACCAATGTGCCGCATGTCAGGCTCTACGAGGCTGTCGCTTACGGCATCAGCGAGAAGGGACAAGTGAACGGCTGGATCGGCCAGTCGAAACTGGGTGAGCAACTCTGTTCCTTCAGGACAGACAAGCAAGCCGCAATCCAAGCAGCGCAAAGGCTGACAGTCAGGTCAGTCAATGAACAAATATCAGGAGAAACAAATGGCTAGCATCATCGAAAGCATCAAGGCAGCGGAAGCAGAGGCTATGGAACCCAAGATCAATCCCGAATTCAGAGACTTGCTCGACATCCAGTCGGAGGTTTCCTACGAGGAACTGAAGAAGATGATCGAAGCGGAGGGTATTCGCGATCCCATCGTCGTATGGGCAGAGCAGAACGTGATTGCGGACGGTCATAACCGTTTCAAGATCGCCAAGGAACTGGGCATCGAATGCCCACGAGTGGACAAGTCCTTTGCCGACGAGGCCGAGGTCAAGACGTGGATCATTCGCAACCAGTTGGGGCGGCGCAACCTCACTCCGGCACGCTTCGAATACTACATCGGCAAACTCTACAACGAGCAGAAGGCTGAGACTGCACAGGAAAAGCAGGAAGGCGGCGGCAACGTTGCCGAGAAGCTGGCGGCTGAATTCGAAGTGTCGGAGAAGACCGTTCGTCGCTACGGCACCAATGCCAAGGGCATCGACGCCATCGAACGCATCCGTGGCAAGCTTGAGAAGAACAAGCAGTTGTCGAACAAGCCGACCTACACCAGTGAGGAAGTCGCCGTCATCGGACAGGCTCCCAACACCACGGTTGCGGCGAAGACCCTGAAGAACATCGATGACTATAAGAAGCAGAAGGCAGAGAAGAAGCAGGAAGACAAGGCTATCAAGGCTGCTGTGGTGGACAAGCAGACCTACTACGGTGTCGCCCTGTGTGAGCCAGACTTCTCCGCTTCCGGTTTCTCCATCTCGACAGAGCCGAAGCCGACGCTCGACAAGAACGCCGCCTGCTATGTGATCGTGCCGGATGAGTGGCTGGCCGAGGGCATCAAGCTTCTCGACAAGTGGGGTCTGCGCTACGAGGCCAGCTTCATCTACTGGTCATCGGCCAAGATCGATGACGGTCAGTTCTCCAAGATCGTCCATCGCAACGTGTTGCTGGCGACCAAGGGCCAGATCACCGGACCCAAGGCAGGGCAGGAAGCATCCTCCTGTGTCCTGCTCAACGGTGATATCGGTCCTGCCGTGGTCAAGCTGATCGACAGCTACCACAACGGCAACACCAAGAAGCTGGACATGCGCCGTGGTGCCAAGGCCAACGGCAATTGGGAGATCGTCTCCGTCAAGTGATTGGGTAGCGAGGGGCCGGTTCGTCCGGCCCCTGTCTGAGCAATCACGCTCAAGGGGTAGACCATGACCAAGAAAGAACAAGCCGCCGCTCTGCGCAAGCAGATCGAATACCTCAAGCTGACCGAGGGCGCGAAGCTGTTCAATCTCACCGAACGCTATCGCGAGAACTCCAAGCGGGCCATCGCCTTCAGGAAGAAGATCGACCGACTGGAGACTGAAATCGAGAAACTAGAGGGGGGCAAATGAAGAAGTTCAAGTGGACCGAGGAGGAAGACCAACTGCTGCGGCAGTTGGCGCAGCAGAAGGTGGCGCTTGGCTTGATCGCACACAAGCTGCGGCGCTCACGACCAGCCGTCATAGCACGGGCAACCAAACTGAAGGTGCCACTCATCCACACTGGGAATGGCTCTCTGCCGTAACCGATTTGTAGGGAGAATTTGAAAATTTTGCGCAAAATTTAGAGCAGGGGTAGCAACATGATGGTTCTCGACACAGCTTTGGCGCATGGCGTGATGCTGACCAACGGCATCAAGCAAAAGCTTAAGTATCTCAAACCGTTCACGAGGCGTTTCGTTTTCAACGCCGACGCATCACACAAGCAGGGACGCTTCGCGATGGAAGCGGCAGACACCATCTGCCGCAACGCCAACTACATCGTGAAGCCGTATCCCAACACGTACATTGAGATCGACAATCACGCCTGTATCAGGGGCGCGAAGAACGATGTGATGTTCGGTGCCGATGAGAGGATCGGCTACCTGTGGACGGAGTACGGGCAGTGCTTCGTCTGCTACGGCAGCGGACACAAGGCAGAGTGGTCGCCCTTCGTCTATGCACAGCACGGCACGGGCGGTGATGGCGACCGGCTGTGGGAAATCTACGACAAGCAGATCGTCCAGCTTGATGACAGCATGGACGATGAACGGATGACCTACGCCCGGTTCAAGCAGTACCTCATGATCGGACAGGTCGCTCCTGATCTGAGGCCGGACGTAAACAAGTTCTCCCACAATCTCACCGATCTCTATGAGATTGGTCTGGCCAGATCAGATATCCCAATGGAGGTTCTTGAGGCGGCATTCAACGAGAACATCGGCACCTACAAATATGCACTGGCATGCCTGATGCTGCTGGATGAGAGGATCAAGCGGCAGCTTGTCCACGTCCCGGCCACACGCAAAGTGATACAGGGCAAGCTGACTGCCGTCGCCAAGCATGACGTGGTGACCATCGATCTTGATGTGCCGACGATCCGCAAGGTCTATGCCAAAACCGCTCATCAGGGAGGGCACCAAATCGAACATGATGTGTCCGAACACTGGGTCTATTACGACTGCTCGACGCAGTGCCAGCATGACTGGCAACCCTTCACCTCAGAGGAAGCGACCGAACGTGACCTGAAGTACGGGCACAAGGAACCACTGCGCCGTGAAGTCTGCTCCGACTGCGGCGGACGGCGCACCCGCAAGCCATCCTATGTGGCGGGCGATCCCAAGAAGGGATCGACGGTCGGCAAGAAGCGATACCGGGTGATCGCAAGCCAAGAGAAGAACGTTATCAACGTGGACTTCAAGAAGAGGAAGGGATGATGTTGCGGATCGCACTCGCTCTCCTCTATATGTCTACTCCCGCATGGGGGCAGACATGTACCATCGTCACCGATGGCACCATCGCAATCTACGAACACGAGATCGCACACTGCAATGGCTGGTGGCACGAACCCTTCGCGCCCAATCTCGTGCCGCCACGAGAGTACGTGCATCCCTACGATGGGTTGCTCACCGTCTATCTCACCGGACATAATTACGGGGAGCACATGGCAATCATGTCGCTGGCCCCGATGGACACCAAGTACATCTTCAGGTGGGACGAGACGGTCGAGACTATCTGCCGACAGCTTTGGCAGGAGCGGGGGATTGCGGCGTCAAAGAAATTTGAGGGACGCTTGTCTGGCTGCGCGGTTCCGTGAGCACGCCGTCCAGTGCCCGCACGCATGTGCGCAGACACGTTACATCGAAGGGCCACGGAATATCCAAGAGAACCAGATCGATAAGAGCGATGCGGTACTGCTTGCCCATCGCCTTATCCATTCCCTTAACGATGTAACAGACAGACATCACTGCATTGGCTTTTCGTGCAGCTATCCGTGACGGATCGCTGTGTGCCACGCCGTTGAAGTCGGGCGACTTCAGCCCGACGAACGTCGCCCGATGCAACTTATGTAGCAAAGCGACGAGCAGACTGTACTCAACCGCACTGATGGTATCATTCAGCAGCAGCCGGTCGATCTCGCTGTCGTCCAAGACCTTGCCTTGGTATCCATTCGAAGCCGTGAGTTTGGGTACGACAGTGAACCGTTTCGCCAGTTCAGGCGAACCGTAATCAGTAGCGACGATTGAAGAGGTTTTCTGTTTCGATGAACTCTTCCCCATCACGCGCTTCCCGATAACTGGTTGGCCCATTGGGGGAGTATGGATGAAGGTCATCCATGATGTCTGTCAAGTAGGTATTGGTGGCGGTGTCGTAGAGGATTTCACACTCACCCTCTTTACCCATCCAGTCGTAGCGGGTCTTCCAGTTGATGAACTTCACCACTCCCGGCTTGTCGGGCACACGATAGACGGTCAGTCCGAAGTCCGCCTTGGAATACCAAGCTGCCGATCCCGACACATGATAGCCGCGCGGCGGCGGATAGTTGCCGTCCCTGTCCGGCATCAGCTTGGTCGGATGGGCGATCAGCCACAGATGAATGCCGTGGTACTGCGCCGTCAGGCGCAGCGTCGTCAGCATGTCATCGATCCACTGGGTTTCGTTCACATCCTTGGTCGGGCGGGCAATGTAATTGTAGGGATCGATCACCGCACCGGAGATGCCCCACCGGAACACTGCTGTCTTGATGCGCTCGACAATGGAAGCCAGTGAAGCCTTCTGCCCATCGTCCTGCGACAGGAACTTGAAGTGCTCGTTGATGAACGGCAGGCAGTCTTCCAGTTCCCGCTTGCTCATCCGCTCACCCGCCCTATCCGTCTCAAAGAAATGCTTTTGGGTCAGCATCTCCGCAAGCTTGGCGATATGAACGTGGATGGGGTTCTCAAATGAACAGATGGCGAACGACTGTCCGTGCCGACGCGCGAGATTGAGCATGAACTGGTCCACCATCGTGGACTTGCCGTGACCGGGGATGCCGGTGAGGATCGTCAACAGGCCGGGACCACACGAGTAAAGGTCATCGATGGGTGGCATGCCCGTGAGAATGCGTTCCCCAAGTCCGTCGTCGTATAGCTTGGTCACGTTGCCCGCAAACGCAGAGGCTTCGTACAACCCTTCAATGGGCCACGGCTCTGCCAGTTCCACACATGTCCTAAGTCTTTCCCCACCATGCTTTAACAGGACATCGTTAGCATCCTTGCAATCGTCCGGAAATGCAACCCTCCAGCAACGGTGCTTGCCGATGCGGCGGGCCAGTTCCTCTGCAAGTTTGGTGCCGGGTTCGTCTGCGTCACTGGCAATGACGATGCGCTTGGCTGCATCCATCTTTTCTTTGGCTGACCACAGGAACGCCATCGTCGTCTTGATGTCGGTGCCTTCGTCTCTGGTAAAACTGGATGAGCCATTAGGCACGGAGGTGGCGTTGGCTACGCCAGCCTCACCGAAGGAGAGCATGTCCATCTCACCTTCGCAGATGATGAAGTCGCTGTTCTTCTCCATGTCCACCAGTTGCAGCCCGCACAATGAACCCAGCGTGGTGTCACAAGTGTTCGCCTTCTCAGCCATGCAGCGGACCTTGTGCCCCTGCACTCTGCCATTAACGATATACGGGAATGCGACAGCCCAATCCTCACGC